AAGCGACATTATTTTTATATAGTAGCAGAGGATGGTATTAATCAAAGTGTTGCGCGTTGTTTAGGTATTAGGGATCGGTGGTTTATCGCTATTGATCATTATTTTGACAAATTTAATACATTTAGTTCTTCTAGTAAATTTTATTATTGTGACCAACAGATTAGTAGACCTATTAATTTTAAGGAAATTCTTAGATATAAGTTAAAATCTAGTGCGTTTGTATTATGTCAATTACCTGTGGGTTATCCATCATTTAAAAATATTATTAAGAGATTTGCTTCTCAAGATCATATATTTAATAGTTCTCCTAATACAATTTTATATGTTCCACAAATTCCCGTTAGTAGTAGGTTGATTGGTACTTATGAGATAAAGTTTTATAATAATGTTGCTACATTACGAGATGATACATTATATATTCCAGATATAACTGGGAAAGATGTTCATACACATTGTGATTGGTATTGGCAGTATGGTACATCTGGTAAAGGATTGTGTGGTAGTGTTTTAATAACAGATATGAGCACAACTTCTCCTATTGTAGGTATACATGTGGCTGGTCGACCTGGAGGAGGCTGTGGTTATTCTGAAATGCTTTGTAGGGAAACGTTAGAAAATGCCTTTTTAGTGTTAGATCCCACTCCTGTTATTAATGATATAGAAATTGAAGGCCAAATGTTTAATAACAATTATATTTCTTTAATTCAGGATCCTAAATTTGTTAAATCAGCAATAGATGGGGATTTCATATTTTCAGGATGTGTGCCATCTAAATATGCATATCGACCACCTACTAAGTCTAAGCTTGAACATACAGTTTGCTATAATCAGATAACAACGTCAACTTATGATTTTCCACATTTATCACATAAAGATCCTCGTTTTGTTGGTTCACCTATGATTGAAGGATGTTTACATCACACAGATCCGCCCTTGAGTTTTCCTAGTGATATTGTAGATATAGTTAGCGATGATGTACGTAATAAAGTATTAGCTAAAGTAAAACCAGTTCGTGCGACTATTGGAGTATTACCTATTATTGATGCAATTTGTGGTATACCTTTAATGCCTGAGTTTGGTGCTATGGAATTAGATACATCTGAAGGTTTTCCTTTTACTAGCATAAGGCCTAAAGGTGCTAAGGATAAACGTTGGCTTTTTGATTTAGAGGAAACTGAAGAAGGCTATAATTTATTAGGTGTGAGTGATGTATTGTTAGATGTTATGGCTAATAAACAGCAACAGAGGGAGAGTGGTATTATTCCTATGACGATATTTATTGACTGTCTTAAAGATTCAAAATTGCCCAAAGAAAAATGTCATAAGACAAGAATTTTCTCAGTTAGTCCAGTTGATTTTACGATACAATTTAGGCAATATTTTTATGATTTTACTGTGGCTTTTCAAGAGGCACGATTTAATATTGAATCAGCTGTAGGTATAAATGTTGATGGGTATGAATGGCATAATATGATTACTATTTTAATGTCAAATTCTACTAGGTTTATGTGTGGTGATTATTCTAAATTTGGGCCTAGATTAATGAG